TACGTCTTTATTTAAATTCCAAAGTTCAGAGATACAGGATTGAATTTCATCCTGCATGGTTTTGGAACGAATACCGCCTGTATGAAAATAGCGGGCAATCTGATTTAAGTTGCTTCCGATTTTTCAAAATTCAGCGGTCAGTTTTTGTGATTCCGGGATATCAGCAACTACTTCATATCGAATCGCTATTTTTCCTTCCAACACCATTTTGCGGATGTACTCGGATAAGGTAAATCCAGTTTCTTCAGCCGCATCTGATATTAACCCATATTCCATATCTGTAAAATGGACTGTGATACGATACGGATGGGAGATTGTTCTTTTCGGTCTTGCCATAGGAAGCCTCCTTTCTTCTTCGTGCGTATGAACATCGTCAATACCCCGGTATTGCGCTGCGAACACAATTTTTTGTGAGAGCCAATCTGCAAATTTTAAGTGCAGGTTTAATATCGAGGGAATGGGGAGCAAAATCCCCATCAAGAAATACCAAGCCTGCAAAAAACGGAAAAGGATTTTTGTCGGACATAGGTGAATCTTGCTCTGAAATGTTTTTCCCCTTCAATACCCCTGTTTGGGAGAGGTTAAGAAACAAGCAGAAAAAAGAAAATCTTTTCGATGCTTGTTTTTTTCATGCGCTGGGATTGGGTTTATGTAAGGATGAACCTTGAAAAAAGAAAAATGTTTTTTAGAATGAGACAAGTTTCTGGACGCATAGAATCTCAAATAGGAAGGGGGTTATGCTTTTGGATGGGAAAACTTTGCAGGAATTGAAGCGTGTAAATATAAAAGAAGTAAATCCAGATGAGCTTGTGGATATTAGTGAAATTGAGATTGATACGAAACAGTCAGTACAAAAAAGAGTGAAAGAGTATGTAGAACAGGTACATAACCCTTATCTTGTCCGGGTGGGCGAGTATGTTGTGAAGATTGGATATTCTGACTGTAAAGAGACTCTGAATGATCGGATGAAACAGTATATTTCAAAAATCGCAGAAACGAAATATTAAAGTTGAATTTGCTCTTTACAATATCAGGATGTCATGGTAATTTAGATGCAGGACAAAACAGTGAAATCCTGAAATTACTATAAGAAAGAATCTCGTAGGACAGGTTCGACTGACTGAAATCAAAATAGTAAAATCAGGAGGAAGCAAAATGCAGAAAAATGTATGTTACCATACTGCAATCTATCTTCGTTTGTCGAGGGATGATGAAGATATTGATGGCAGCGCAAAACGAGAAAGCGACAGTATTTCATCCCAACGTGAGCTGGCACGTTCCTTTGTAAGAGAACAGCCGGATATGGAGTTATTCGATATTTATATTGATGATGGATATTCGGGAGCCAACTTTGACCGACCAGATTTTAAAAGAATGATGGCGGACATTGAAAATGGAAATGTAAATTGTGTCGTTGTAAAAGATTTATCCAGATTTGGACGAGATTATATTGAAGCCGGGCGGTTCATTCAAAAGACCTTCCCGGCTTTTTCTGTGCGTTTTATTGCGATCACAGATCATTATGATAGTCTGACTGCGGACCAGAGTACCACATCTCTTGTGATTCCGGTCAAAAACTTTGTGAATGATTCCTACTGTCAGGATATTTCAGAAAAAGTAAAATCACATCAGAAAATAAAACGGGAGAAAGGAAAATTTATCGGGGCATTTGCAGTCTATGGATATCAGAAAGACCATGAAGATAAAAATAAGCTGGTCATAGATGAATATGCAGCAAAGATTGTGAAAAATATTTTCACATGGAAACTGGACGGCATGAGCAACCTTGCCATTGCAAACCGACTGAATGAGAATGGAATCTTCTCTCCATTGGAATATAAGAAATCCCACGGAGAGCATTATGCCACAGGGTTTCATGCAGGAATCGTATCCAAATGGTCTGCGGTGGCGGTAAAGCGTATTTTAACGAATGAGATTTACACCGGGACGATGGTACAGGGAAAACGGGAGAAAGTCAATTATAAGGTAGATAAGATTTTAGAAAAGCCAGAGTCTGAGTGGTTTAAGGTGGAAGGCACACATGAGGCAATCGTTTCCAAAGAGGATTACCAAAATGTGCAGCGGCTTTTAAAAGTCGATACCAGAGCTGGGAAAGGAAAAGAAAAAGCGCACATGTTTTCGGGACTCCTGTTTTGCGGAGATTGTAAAGAACCTATGGTACGCCGAATGAACCGATATAAGGGGACGGAAAAAATATATTATATCTGTTCTACGAGAAATCGGAGTGAGGGATGCAGCAGACACAGTATTTCAGAAGCAGATTTAAAAACAGTGGTATTCCGGATCATACAGTCCCAGGTTGAACTTCTGATTGATGTAAATCGGCAGATGCAGTATCTCCAGACAAAAGAAATGAACTTTGAGGATGTGGTCGGATTTGATAAAGAGATTACTCGATTAAGGAATGAGCAGGAAAAATATCTGGAGCTGCGGGCGGGACTTTATGAAGATTTGAAAATGGGAATCATCACACAGACAGATTTTAAGAATTTTAGCGCAATCTATGAAAAGCAGTATGTAGAAACAGAGAAAGCGTTGACAAGACAGGAGGATATGTTAAAGAAACTGTTTTACAATGGAGTGCAGTCCGGTGTGAAGCTGGAACGCATGAAAGAGACCATGCGGATTACCGCATTAGACAGGGATACCTTATTAGCCTTTGTAGACAGGATAGAAGTGTACGAGGAGAAAAAAGTATCGGTACAGTTTTGCTGTCAGGAAGAAATGGAAAAAATGTTGGTGTTGTCAGAATTTCTTTCTTCCCAATCGGAAGTTGTGAAGGAGGTGATCTAAATGGCAAGAACATCCAAACGTAAGGGTCGGTTAGAAAGTCAATCACTGCAAGAAAATGTATCAGTGAAAACATACATGGCAGGTATTTACGCAAGATTATCTGTGGATCATCATGACGGGAAAGAAATCTCCATTGAAACGCAGATTGAGATGGCGAAAGAATATTTAAAATCCCACACAGAGATTACGCTGTATGACTGCTATTCAGATTTGGGAGCTACCGGGACAAATTTTCAGCGGAGTGATTTTGAACGGCTCATGCAAGATGTGAGAGATGGATTGATCAACTGTATCATTGTAAAAGATTTTTCCCGGTTTGGAAGAAATTATATTGAGACAGGAAATTTTGTAGAGAAGATTTTTCCGTTTTTAGGCGTTCGTTTTATTGCCATTACAGATCAGTATGACAGCATCAAACAGGCGGACTGCAACGAAGCGCTTTCCATGCATTTGAAAAATATTGCCAATGAACTGTATGCAAGGGACATTGCAGAAAAGGTTACAGCAAGTAAACAGGCAAAGATGAAACAGGGAGAATATCTGGGGAGCATTCCGCCGTATGGTTTTCAAATCGAAAAGATAGACGGGAAACGGACTTTAGTGCCGGAACCTGTGACCAGTGAGATTGTCAGGGAAATCTTTAACCGATATGCTTCCGGGGAGACATTTGTATCTCTTGCAAAATGGCTGTATGGGCAAAAGATTCATCGTCCAAGCGATTATAAAAAATACAAAATGGTTTATCAGCAGGAGGGGCAGCAGTTAAGACAGTGGGAAAGAGAATCTATCCGGTTTCTATTAACCAAC